GAAGGACAAGAGATGTTTATGACAAGTATGAAAATACAAAACAAGGTTTGATACAAGACCCGATAAAAAATGCTGCTTATGCAGGCCGAAGCGCTGCGGCGGAAGATAAAAGAGAGATAATACCGCGGTTTTTGGACAGATATTTAACGGAAAACTACTTATCGGAACATTCAAAGGAAGTGTATGCCGCGGCAAGAGAGTGTGAAAAAACACTTGCATCAAAACAGAATGTTATTGAAAACTCATTCACAAATATCCAAAAGGCAGGGGACAGCAATACGATATTAAGCGATAAGGGTGATGTGTTTAAAAATATAAGCGAAAGTCTGTCGAATGAAGAAATGAGTGAGGAACAGAAAAATGCAGTGTTTAATTCCGTTTCGGAGGGCAGTTCCGGGAAGAATATCACATACGATATAAAACTTGAACTTGGCGGGATAACAAATAATTTAAATTACGAAACGGATATCGAGGAGTTTACGGACAAGTTTACCGACAGGCTGGAGGCTGCGCTGTATTCGGCGGCAGAGGGTCTGCACACATATTAAGAAAGAGGGTGAAATATGTATCATTTTTTTATTGACGGAGTGCTTTTGCCCGTGCCGCCGTCTAAGCTGAATATCAAAATAAAAAATAAAAACGAGACCGTTACGTTGGTTGACGGGTCGGAATACAATGTTTTGAAAAGGGCGGGGCTTTCGGAGATAAGTTTTGAATGTCTGCTGCCTAATTTTGATTATCCGTTTTCGGTTTACGAGAACGGATTTTTAAATGCAGACTATTTTCTTGATTTGTTTGAAAAGCTGAAAGTCGAACAGAGGGTATTTACTTTTTGTGTGGAGAGAGGCGCATCTGCACGCAGTTTTTTCAACTGCGCTTTGGAGGATTATACCATAACGGAAAGCAGCGACGAGGGTTTTGACTTTAGGGTAGGTATAAAGTTAAAACAGCATACACCGCGAAAAACCGTAGTTATAAACAGTGCGGCAGACAGCAGCGGTGCGAAGATAAGCGAGACCAAAAGGGAGATAACAACAAAGGCCGGGAATATCGCTTACAAAATAAAAAGCGGTGATACACTATGGGCGCTTGCAAAAAGATATTACGGCGACGGCAGCAGGTGGAAGGAAATTTATGATGCAAATGCCGAAAATATAGAAACAGCTGCAAAAAATCACGGCAGGGCAAGCAGTTCCGAGGGGTGGTGGATATATCCGGAAACCGAGATAGAGATCAAAAACGGTATTAAATAAAAATGGAGGTAAGAAAATGACACAAGTTGAAAAAATCGTTTCCTGGGCAAGAAACAGGGTGGGATCGGGAGAGTACAACGGTTACTGTCAAAGATTTGTAAGGCTTGCTTATGAGTCGGCGGGTATATACGGCACTGCGGCCACAGCTACCGAGGCTTACGGGAAATGGTGTATATCTGCGGATAAAAACAATATTCCCGCAGGGGCTGCGGTATACTTTGCGGGAACCGAACCGTCGGTGGGACACGTTGCTCTTTCAATAGGCGGCGGAATGTGTGTAAATCCCGCAAAAACAGTGCAGGAGTGTAAAATTTCATCAATACCCAATTTTCGCGGTTGGGGATGGCAGGGAGGAAAAAGACCCGATGGCAGTGCCGCTGTTGCAAACGAAACCAAGACGATCAGAATACCGAAAAAGGAGATAGACAAAACCGTCGTAAAAAGTGTTTACGGAGGGTCGGGTGTTTATCGTTTTAACAAATTGTACGATTTTGAGGAAAGTTTGAATAATTATTATGAACTTTTTATTGAAAATGCCGTTATATATGCGCCTGTGCTGAAAGGGGAGATAACCTGGAGTTCGTACAGGAGCGGAAGTGCGTCTTGGCTGAAATTTTCGGTTATGAAAGACGATATAATAGATTTTCGCGAAGGCAGTCCCGTAAAGCTTAGGGTAAACGGAAAAGATGTGTTTTTCGGTTATGTATTTACAAAATACCGCAGGGATAAATATTTTATAGATGTAATTGCATACGATCAGTTAAGGTATCTGAAAAACAAGGACAGTTATATTTATGAAAATAAAAAATATTCCGAGCTGCTTAAAATGATAGCAAATGATTTTAATTTAAGAATAGGGGAAATATGCGATACGGGGTATGTCATTGAAAGACGGGTCGAAGAAGGCACATTATTTGACATACTTGCCAATGCCGCCGACCTTACATATAAGGCTACGGGGAAAAGTTATGTTTTATATGATGACTCGGGCAGGATCGTATTGAAAAAAAGTGAGGATATGAAAAGTGATATATGCATTGACGAATCGCAGATGCAGGGATATGAATATAAGACAAGTATAGACAAAGATGTTTATAACAAAATAAAGATCGCACGGGATAATGACGAAACGGGCGAAAGGGAGTTTTATGTTTATAACGGCGCGGAAAACCAAGAGTTTTGGGGTGTGCTGCAATATTATGAAAGGTTGAGCGATAAAGATGCTGATATCGGGCTGAAAGGAAAAACTTTGCTTGAAAAATACAATATGCTGTACCGCGGGCTGACGATAAAGAATGTTTTTGGCAATACGCAGATACGCGGCGGAAGCAAAGTGTATGTAAAACTTGAACTTGGCGATATGCTGCTTGCGGCTGAAATGACAGCGGAAAAGGCAGTGCATCATTTTGACGGTGACGGTTATTTTATGGATATAACGCTGTCGGGCGGCGAATTTCGCTGAAAAGGGGTGATAATTTGAACAGACTGCTGAAAATTATAAAACAGGCGGCGGTGGATGCCGTGAGGCAGAGTTATCCGCTGGAACTGATATTTGCAAAAGTAGTGCAGGAAGAAAAGAAAGAAGAGAACAAGGAACTTTTAATACAGACCGAACAGAAGAAGCCTTTAAAAAGGGCTTTTTTTATTGAAAACGGTTTGCTTGACGGCCTTGAAGAGGGAAACAGGCTTGTTGTTTTGCAGATGCAGGGAGGACAAAGATTTTATATATTACAGATATTGCCGGGGGAAGGAGAGATAAAATGACACCGAAAACAGGAGAAACGGAAGGCGATTTTGAGATAATAGTTTATCCGACAAAAACTTATGCGCTGGATATGTACAAAAACAGGATAATCGGGTTTACCGATGGTATTGCCGCTATGAGGCAGGCTGTTTACAAAATACTTATGACAAACCGTTTTGAGCATATTATCTACAGTTATAATTACGGTGCGGAACTTAACAAAATAATGGACAGTCTTTATGTTTATTCACTTGTGGAGCAGTACATAACCGATGCACTTATGCAGGATGAAAGAATAACGGCGGTCTATGATTTTAATTTTAAAAGGACAAAAAATTCTTTTAACGGAAATTGCCTTTCTGTAAGTTTTAATGTTGATACAACGCAGGGTAGTTTCGGTATACAGAAGGAGGTGGAAATTTATGTTTGAAGAAATGAGCTTTGAACTGATAATGAACAGAATGTTAAGCAGGGTAAATACCGACGTGGACAAGCGTGAAGGCAGCATTATATGGGATGCTTTGGCACCTGCGGCGGCGGAAATGGCGCTGATGTATATTCAGCTTGATATGGTGCTGAATGAAGCTTTTGCCGATACAGCAACAAGAGAATATCTGATAAAGCGTGCCGCGGAAAGGGGATTATCACCAAAAGAGGCAACTTACGCCGAACTGATGGCAACGGCGGAACCCGAAACAATAGATATAAGTGATAAGAGATTTAACTGCGGCGAACTTAATTATGAAGTTACAGAAAGAATATCGGGAAATATGTGGAGAGTCAGGTGCGAAACTGCGGGAACGGAAGGAAATAAAAACTTCGGCACGCTGATCCCGATAGATTACATACAGGGGTTACAGTCGGCGGCACTTGTGCAGCTGATAGTGCCCGGTGAGGACGAAGAGGAGACGGAAGTTTTTCGGGCGCGGTATATGGCGAGTTTACAGAGCAAGGCGTTTGGCGGAAATGTGGCGGACTACAGGCAAAAGGTGCTTGCGATATCGGGTGTTGGCGGCGTAAAGGTGTACAAGGCGGCAGACTGGAACGGCGCGGGCACGGTCAAGCTTGTGATACAGGACAGCGGGTTTGATGTGCCTTCGGAACTGTTGGTGGATGAACTGCAAACCGAGATAGATCCGCTGACAAACAGCGGAGAGGGGCTTGGCATTGCGCCGATAGGGCATCAGGTGACGGTGGTTGGTGTAGGAGAAGAAGATATACACATAACCGCGCAGATAAGCTATGCGGCGGGTTATGATTTTGCGGCGCTTAAAAACGAGATACTGGAAACGATAAGGGAATATCTTTATGAACTGAACAAAACCTGGGCCGATGTTTCGGAAATATCCGTTTTTATAATGCAGATAGGCGCAAGGCTGTTGAACATTGCGGGAATAGTGGATGTGACGAATATTGAGATAAACGGAGACGGTGCAAACTATGTGCTTGACAAAGATGCGATAATAGATATTTTGTCAAGTACTTTTAACGGGGAGGTATTGGGCTGATGTCAAGAGAAATTCATTTGGTCGGATATCTTCCCGACATTTTAAAGGAGATATACGAATTTAAACAGATATTCAAGGGTGAAGAGCCCGAACTTTCGCTTATGTTTGAACGCTGCGATCTGATACTTGACGAGTGTTTTATCGACACACTCGATGAATACGGCTGCGGCAGGTGGGAGAAGATGCTTGCGATCGCGGCCAAGGATACGGACACGCTTGAACTGCGCAGGCTGCGTATAAAGGCGGCGCTTAACGGTGATACGCCGTACACGATGCGAAGCCTTGAAAACAAGCTGAAAACGCTTTGCGGCGAGGGAAATTTCATTTTAAAATACGCAAACGACATATACACGCTTACGGTGGTGCTTGCACTTGCCGCCAAAAATCAGTTTGACTATTTAAAAGAGGTGCTTGAAGAAATAGTGCCCGCAAATATAGTTATCGAAATATTTTTGATGTATAACACGCACCAAACGCTTTCGGCATTTTTGCACAGTGAGCTTGCGGTGCATACACACAGGGAATTAACGGAGGAGGTGCTTTAATGGCAGATTTTACAACAAACTACAACTTAAAAAAGCCTTTTCAGAACGAGTACTACAATGTAGATGATTTTAATGACAATGCAGATATACTCGATGCGGTGCTGAAGGAGATATCGGATACGGCGGTAAAGGCGAAAAATTATTATGTGCTGATAGCGGCTGCGGACAGTGCAAATGCGTACAAGGCGGCGGCGGACTATGTGTGTGACGGTACGGACGACAACGAGGAGATGTCGGCGGCGCTGACGTATAATGACAACAAGGGCAAGACGGTGATGTTTGCACCCGGAACATACTATGTAAGCGGGTTTAGGACAAACGCCGACAATGTAACGTTTGCGGGGATAGGCAAGGTTAAGTTTGTGCTTTCGGCAAGAATAGACACGGCGGGGAAGAACCTGAAAATAAAAAATATAGAGTTTGAACATACAGCCGATTATTCATCGAATGCGCTGATACTTTTAAACGGTTGGAGCGGAGATATGGCCGACGGTGTATGGGTGGACGGCTGTACATTCAATGTAGCGGATGAAGATGTGCATATATTTGACAGCGCGGTCACACCGCAGCCTGCGAAAAACTGTATAAGGCTTACAAACAGTACGCTTATATGCGCCTGCGAAGAGTATGATTTGATATATCCGTCAAACTTTGGCACGGTGCGGGCGATAGTGACGGGCAATCTGGCTTTATCGACAACTTATAACGGGCCTGTAAATGTAAAAATAGATGCTACGAAATACTCGTCCTACAACCAGTTTGCGGTGGCGGGAAATATCAATTTTACCTATATCGAAAGAACATAAGGCGGTGAGTTTATGAGGATAGATATTAAAAACAAACAGCCCGTACCTGCGGTGTACAATGTAAAACAGTTTTCGGATGCGGCATACAGATTTGTTTTTTATGTGCCGCTTAATGAACTGCCCGATGAAAATATCGTGTCGGCTGCGGTAAAGACGATAAATTTTACAAAGGAACTCGATATAGAGGTTGAAGGCAGTACGCTTGTTCTGGAGTGGTGCCCCGATATAAACGAAACGAAGTATGCGGGGAAATTTGATATTCAGCTGGTGATAACGGGTGAAAACTATGTATGGCAAAGCTATAAGGCGGCTTATATCGTAAGTTCAAGTGTGGCGGACGATCCGCTGATATATGTGCTGTCGGGTGGAATAACGGAAAGGCTTGAAACGTGTATCACGCAGTTTGCGCTTGAACCGAATGTTGTTATGACGGACAACGGCTGGGAATGGACGGCGGGTGCAAAGACTTTCAAAGCGAAAACACAAGCGGCTTGCAGAAATTTCATAAAGGCAGAAAACAGCAAAATTTCGGTATATACAAAACAGTTTGTGACGGCAGAGGATATGGACAATATTGCGGAAAACCTGACGGAGTTGCTGAAACTGAACGGGGAACAGCTTTACTATGTTTCTTTAAGCGATTTTTCGGCAGGCTTAACGACACTTAGCCCCGCAGCACACAACAAAACGATAAGCGTATATACCGAAGATATGTATAAATGCCGCTGTCTGAAAGGTACACAAACGGAAGCTTTCAAAATAAATTTCGGGGTAAACGGTCAAACCAAGACGGCGGAAGTGCTGTTTGACGATAAATACGGCCTTGTTTTCAGACAGGATACAAATGGAGTGAAGGTGTACAAAAAGTATGACGGAGAGGAGTACGAGGATATTATTTTTAAGGTATACCAAAGCGAGGAAGAGGCCGAGGAAGATGCGGAAAATATGCCGGATGGGTCGGTCGGGATAATCAGGAGTTAGTGAATAGTGAATAGTGAATAATGAATAATGAATAATGAATAGTGAAAAGTGAAAAGGGGGAAAGGAAATGGCAGCGATAGAGATAGATACGATAGAAAAGCTTATAGCGTTTTCAAACGGGGAATACGGGCGCGGAACGTCAAGTGAATATTTGGATGTGGTTTTGACCGCTGATTTAGATTTTGCCGACTTGGCAGAAAATGATGTGTCTTATAATTGGAATGGCTGTACGGGCAGTTGGTATGTGAATTTTGACGGACAAGGGCATACGATAGATAATATTTA